GCCATATCGGGAGGGACGGCAAAGTCAATGGCTCGAATTCGGACCGATGGTTACATGTCGGAGTATTCGACGTCGGACGCTCTCTTCACGGCAAAAATCACACATAATCGTGGTTCTCGCACGCGATCTGAGGCACGTATCGACTTCTTTACTCCGTACACTGATCCATCGACCGGTCTTACCAAGACTGTGTCATGTGCTGCTTATGTCGTTTTGAATCGGCCAACTGCTGGTTTCACAACCGTGCAGATGACTGATATCATTACCGGCATTTGCGGGTACATGTCACAGGCGGCCAACATGGCGAAATTTATCGCACTTGAATCTTGATCTCAATGATCAGATTCACCTGTGCGTTCGCTACGTGGACGGACTTTGTTCATTGTATCCGTAGTCATACGGATGCAGTCTTCGAGCATGTTAGGCTATGGATTGAAACCCTCCTAACTTGAGAGGATCAATGAAAAGCCTAGACATCCTTCTTGGACAACTCGATGAAGCACATTTTAAAACCTGTGCTAATATGGATCGCGATAAGGTAACAATCTTATCACGATGCAAACACGAGGGTCTTTCCTTTCTGGGAATAACCCTTCCTGCATTCGCTGAGTGGCTCGAACAGAGCATACAAAACGGATGCATTGCGACCTCGATATACCCAAGGTTTCGAAAGAGACCTAACGGTACATCCGTCTTACCGCGCTTCTTGCACGGGTTGACGTGTCGTGTGTTTGATTCTAAAACTGGAGTGATCCTCGAAAAAGGTATTCGGGACCCGCTCGCCGTGAAGTTCATTCGGCAGATCTGCCTGTGGTACAAGAAAGTCTTCCTAGTTTGTGATCCTGAGAGGGATCGCAAGGCTAAGCAGGCTTACTACAAGCTAGATCGCAGTCTTAGAGAACATCCAAACTTCTCCAAAGAGAAGGCGTCGTCGTTAAACGCTGTCTGTCGCCGTTTTTTCCCGGCGGTAGAACGCAATTTCTGCGACGCTATCGAAGACATATCGATACTTCCGCGGCATGGACCAGGAGCTACCGCCGACAAGGCGTGGGCTAATGGAAAATACCGCGGTCGCGACTTCTTGAAGAGGTGGGACTCGTTATTGTCCTGGGAACATCTGTACGGTTTCTCAACCGTACACCAGAGCAATAGAGAGATCATTATGCCTAGG